ATGGCAACTTTTAAAGCGGTCGTTCTGGCCGGCAATTCGCACATAAAATCAGACGGAACAAAAAATATTAAGATCCGTATATATCATAACAAGGCATCGCAGTATATATCTACTCCCTATTATATACAGGAGGACTACCTGGGTAAAGACGGAGTGATCACTTCCGGGTACCGGGATGCAGATCTACTCAACTACGAGCTCGGTAATCTGATTCAAAAGTACCGAGGTGTCTGTATTAAGCTAGGTATCGAGCGAGTGTCGCGCATGAGCTGTATAGAGGTCAAGGAGCAAATAGCGGCAGCTATGGAACCGGAGTATGAGTTTATAGACTTCATCGCATTCTGTGGAAGTGTAATTGATAAAACGGATAAGTCGGCAACCCGGGAATGGTATCAAACAGCCTTAAACTCTTTATGCTGGTTCTACAACCGGAAAAAGATCGATGTCCGGGATGTAACAGCTCAACGGTTGAATGAGTTTAAGCAGCAGTTATCGATCTCCGGACAGGGAGGAAAGCCGCTTTCTCCCGGCGGTATCAGTAACTATCTCCGGGCGATCCGGTCACTATTGAATAAAGCTAAGGCATATTATAATAATGAGGACTATGATATCATACGGATACCTAACGATCCGTTTTCAAAAGTGAAAGTACCCAAGTATCGCCGGGAACGCAAAACGATTTCCGCTGAAGATATTATCCGGATTCGGGACGGGCATTTTTCCACCGAGCGGGCGAATATGGCTCGTGATGTCTTTATGATCATGTTTTACATGATGGGGATAAACGTAAAAGATTTGTACCAGATGCGAGGAACTAAAAGAGGCCGGCTTGAATATGAACGGAGTAAAACCGAAACGGAAGATAATGTATACCGGTTCCCGTTGTCGATCAGGATAGAACCGGAACTGGAGCCTCTTATTAAGCAGTATAGTGATATTGCTTTCCTGTCGTATTTCCGTAGGCAGTACTGCAATCACAAAAACTTCATGAAGGCGGTAAACAAAGGCTTGGCACAAATTGCAGATGAATTAAACCTGCATTGTAAGTTAACAACGAACTGGATTCGTCACAGCTGGGCAAGCATTGCCAGGAATAAAGCCGACGTACCCAAAGCAGATGTGGACTTCTGTCTCGGCCATGTGAACAATGATTATAAGATGGCTGATATTTATATAGAGATCGATTACTCCATATTTGACAAATCAAACCGGGCGGTTTTGGACTACCTCGAAAAAATATCTCAAAAAAAACAGGCAAAATGTTTGCAGGTATAAAAAAAGCTCCCTATATTTGCAACAGAGAATTCGAGTTGGATTTTAGACGAAAGTTTGAGGTCCAGCTTTTTGTGTTTATACACTTTGCTTCTTTCTTTCTTTCCCGTAAACACCCAATAAATAATGACTTACCTGGTGCCTGCATAAAATTTGGCACTATGACAATATCCATTTCTAAAACAGCGCTGCTTAACAAATTGCAGCTTTTATCGAAGATTATTTCTTCGAAACCATCCCTGCCAATCCTGGGCAATTATCTTTTTGAAACAAAAGAAGGTCGGCTGTTTCTTACTGCATCAAATAGTGAAGGGCGAATAATGACAAGCCTGAAATGTATTTCTGACGAAGACATGTCTGTATGTGTTCCGACTGCAATTTTAGATGGATTAAAAACTCTTCCGGAGCAACCGCTAAATATTTACATAAATCCGAATAATAAAGAAATCCTGATAAAATATAGCGGAGGTAAATTTGAATTTATGGGCTATGAGACAGTATCCTATCCCAGCAAAAAAGAGTTTGATTCGTCAGATTGTATCAATACGACCGCCGAGGAATTTTATAACGGAATAGCTAAGGTCGTCAATCTGGCAGCAGAAGACGAACTCCGTCCTGTAATGAGTACTGTGCTTATTGAGGCTTCTCCTAAAGCTCTAACCTTTGTTGGCACAGACGGACATGGTTTAGGTTCTTTCTCCTGTAAAAAAGAGTCTTGTATCAATAAAGTTTCGGTTATTATAAGTCGGCCTATGGCATCAATACTGAAAGGCATTGTACCTGCTTCCCCGGATGATCTGCAAATAAAGGTGGGTGCTGACTGGTCTGTTGTCACAGTAAATGACTTTGAAATTTCGTTCCGAAACGTTGAAGGCCGATATCCTAACTGGAAAGCTGTTATTCCTCATAATAATCCTCTGGAGCTTGTGGTAGATACCAAGCAGTTGATAGGAGCAATTAAACGTACAACTGTTTTTTCAAATAAATCAACATGCCTTATATTATTCAAAGCTGATTATGACCGACTTGTTGTATCGGCAAATGATCTTGATTTTTCTACTTCAGCAGAAGAAATGCTATCCGCAGAATTCAAAGACGATGAATTTAAGATAGGAGTAAAAGGTTCACTTATTTTAGAAATGCTCTCCTGCATTGACGATGAACGAACCAAACTAACTTTTAGTCTGCCAAATTCTGCTATTCTGATAATGCCAGAAAAACAGCAGGAAGGCCAAGAACTTACCTATTTATTAATGCCCATGACAATTCAGTAAGTTATGAAAGAGTTCAAAGATATAATCCAGAAATACTTGGAACAGCGAGCTGCAGAAGATGTACTGTTCGCCCCTAAATTTTCCAATCCAAAGAAGAACATTGATGAATGTTGCCGCTATATTTTAGGCAAAGCACGTAAGCGTGGCAATGAGGTTGTAATGGATGACAGTGAAGTCTATGGGTTGGCGGTACACTATTACGATGAAGACGATATTAAGGTTAGTGGAGCTAGCAATTGTAAAGTGTCAAGTAGGCCTCAAGCCACACCTGCAAAGCCCTTGAGTCAACAGCCGACCGTGTTACCCTTAAAACGAGGGAAGGCAAAGAGAGAAGAAAATAAATTACAGTTATCTTTATTTGATTGAATCATGAAGCCTAAATCCAAATTACAGAGACGGGTGGTAGAATTAAGCGGAAAGCTACCTGCTATCACGAAAGGACAGGAAGACTGGGCCAAAGAACATCTGTTTGACCATCTTGCCTATAAATGTAAGGATGAGCTATGGTGTTCCGAATGTGGCAGGACGTGGGTAGATACAAGCAACAGTGAATTGGGTACAATCGTTTTGGGTGATAAAACCGAATGTCCTTATTGCCATCATCGGTTGGACGTGAAGGTTAGCCGAAGACAAAAAAGCCATGAAGAAGCATACATGTCCATCCTGCAAGTGAAAGGCGGTTTTCAGGTGATCCGGCATATACTTTGTTGGAAAAATGCCAGAAAAGCAACTTCTCTGATTGGACAGCCGGCCTGTTATCCGGTGAATTACGATTTCACTGAAATGGTGCAGGAGTGGATCAGCGAAGACGGTAAGCGTACGATTGTAGCTCGACCGATGAACATGGGAGGTAATGGATGGATATATAGTGACCCTCTCAGTATTAAAAGCGAATATGGTAGTAGCTGTTGGAATTATCGTGGCGATCTATATGCGATATGGGGAGAATTATACCCAAGGAAAGAACTGTTACCTGGATTGAAAAAACGGGGATTGAATAGACGATTTCCTGATGTCAATCCGTCGAAGCTTATACGTGATCTTTTGAAAGGTAATAATGATGCAGAACTGTGTCTTAAGACCGGACAAATATCTATGCTAAAACATATGTACAAAACCGGGTTCTCCCAACTTCGTTATAAGCCATCGTTCAATATCTGCAACCGTAACCACTACGTTATCAAAGATGCGTCAATGTGGGAAGACTACATGTCTTTACTATCTTATTTCGGAAAGGATCTGCGTAATGCCCATTATGTATGTCCCAAGAATCTGAAAGCTGAACATGATAGTCTATTGGAAAAGAAAAAGATTTGTGAAGCCAAATTGAGAAAAGAGAGGGGACGCATTGAGGCTATCCGTAAGCGTGAAAAGCTCATGAAGGATATAGCCGGCTTCTACGAACGAATGAAAAAGTTCTTCGGTATGAAAATTACAGATGGAAATATAGTCATTTGTCCATTGGAAAGTATCACCCAGTTCTACCAAGAAGGTAAAGCCATGCATCATTGTGTGTATGCTCAAGGATATTATGCCAGGGAAAATACGCTCATCTTATCGGCTACCATTGATGGGAAAAGAGCTGAAACGATAGAGGTGAACTTGAAGACATTGGATATCGTTCAATCCCGAGCCGTTTGCAATGGTGTAAGCGAGTATCATAATCAGATAATTAAACTGGTAAAAAAGAATATGAACCTGATCCGTCAGAAAATGACGGCGTAAAAAATTGATATGCCAAGAATAAGAACCATAGTGCCGGATTTCTGGGAAGATGAAAGGTTTTCGAACGTATCTCTTCCGGCTTGTCTGCTTTATATAGGCATGAAAAACTTTGCTGATGATAGTGGTGTCATTTTAGCTAATGAAACTATCATCAAGTCGAAAGTCTTTCCTGCCCGCGAAGATATTCGTAAACAGCAGGTTTCTGGGTGGCTGCAAGAACTGATTGAGAACTCTATCCTTGTACCTCTTAAATACGAAAATAAGAGCTACTACGTGATGGACTTTTCCAGTGAGCGCATCGACAAACCGCAAAAGTCAAAAATTCCTGCAGAAGTGATAGAAAATGTTCTTGCCGGCAATAATCAAAGTAATTCGGGAACATTCGCGAATGATCTCGAACAATCGAAAATGTTCGATCATATTCCTGCTGTAGAGGAAAGGATAGGAGAGGATTGTAAAGGAGAGGAGGGAGATACGCGTGCAGGCACGCACGACCCCACCCCAAAGTCGGAGAAACCGAAAAATGAGAATTTTGAAAAGTTCAAACTATGGATTGCGGATAATGCTCCGAATGTGGCAAAGCTTAAGGAGCCATTTACCGAGGAACAATTCGAACGGATAAAAAAAGAATTTCCGCTTCCGCTGATCCAGGATACTCTTGTCTCGATGCATAACTTTCGAGAGCTTTTGAAAAAATATGTTAGTGCGAATTTAACGTTTCGCAAATGGGCGAAACGTGACTTAGAAAAATATCAGAATGGACAAACAACAAGCAATACAACTTCTGTCAACCCTAGACAAAACAACCGGTATTCTTCCGGCAGAACTAATGCCGAAAACAACAGAACAAGCCTTGAGCGTCTTGGAGAATTGGCCGATGCTATATTACAAAGCCCTACACCCGAAAACGGTTAATGACGTATTTCAATCTCCCAGCTGCTCTATTGCCGTGATGAACAAAAACTTTGGAGAAACAAAACTTAGAGCATTTATGGCTAAGATAATCATAGATGTAGTTATGTTTTTCAATGTTGGCAAGATAATGAATGATAATCAGGCTGCACAAACTGCAGATCTGATCATCGAGGAGTACTATTTCCTGAAGCCGGATGATTTCAAGCTATGTTTTAATCGGGCGAAAAAGGGATTGTATGGGAAGGTTTATGATCGGATAGACGGGGCTGTTATTTTAGAATGGCTTGGCCGGTATGAGAAAGAAAGGGGTTCTATGGCCATGGATGATAGTATCAATAATTCCAAAAGCTGGGATATACCGGAAGGCGATAGGACTTCTAAAACATTGGAACAAGCGTACCATGAGTTTAGGAAGTATAATTTTGAACGGAAATATAAGGTGTAAATATTAAAAAAAACATCAACAATTAAAAAGAAGTAAATATGAAAAGTTATCAATATGAAGAAATTGTCTTTTGGCTATCATTCATAGCCTACCTGATTAGCCACATAGCCAGTTTCGATATTTGGGTACAAAATCTATTGCTTATCAATGCTCTTATAAATATGTGCTGTGCTATTTATTATGCTTATAAGCATAGAAAAGACGATGACTAAAAAATATGAATATAGATACTGAATTTAACATAGGAGATAGCGTATGCTATCTGAGTGGGGATAATATTATCCATACAACTATAAGCAAAATAATTATCGAAGTATCCTATATTGATGATAGTTTTCTTATGGTTTATAGGCTGTCTGATGGACTTAGCGTGCCCAGAAACAATTATCCCAAATGGGATAAAAGACTTTTTAAAGACAAAGAGAGTTTGATAAAATATTTATCTGATTCATAACTAAAAAAATATGAACCTGATCCGTCAGAAAATGACGGCGTAAATACAAAGTTGAATAATGAAAGCGATAAGCATAAAGCAACCGTGGGCTAGCCTAATAGCTCACGGTATAAAAGATATCGAGAACAGATCCTGGAGAACAAATTACAGGGGGCGTGTCCTGATCCATGCTGGTGCCAGCAAAAAAGAAGGTTGGCGTTTGAATGATTTACAAAGAACCCATTTGTGGCGATCAGGCAACGCTCTCTACAATACTGATTTTGATAAATTGCCTTTTGGCTCCATTATTGGAAGTGTGGAAATTGTAGATTGTGTTCAGGCTCATTCTTCTATCTGGGTGGAGAAAGGAGTCTGGAACTGGGTGCTGGCTAATCCAGTCCTATATCAGACACCGATACCCGCAAAGGGGAAACTGTCTCTTTGGGAGTTCGAAGGCCTCAAAGAGGTAAAAATTAAGTGCCCGGAGTGTGGAAGTATTGAAACTGCTTTGGAGAACCATCTTACAGAACCATTTTCGACGTATGTACATACATGCTGTAAATGCGGTGGTATTATCATGGAAAGTGAATTTAATATAATTAAATAGACAGTTATGATCAAGATTGATTATTCAACCTCGAATACAGTATTCGGAAATCTACAAAAGGGTTCAATACTTCCATTTCAAAAAACTCAAGCGGTGCATTCCCACCGCTTGTTCTGAATCGCAACTTAGAAATAATCGAACACATTATGAAAGGAATGGGTAAATAATTGTCATTTTTCATTCTTATCAATTGTTATTATATGTTCATTATCGTCTTTTATAAATAAGAAGTTTTCATTTTCTCCAATAAAATTTCCTAGTAACTTTTTCGTATTAGTATTTGGATCTTCAATAAATATTTCTTGGCCTACAGTAAGAACTTCACCATTAGAAGTTGTGCTTGAATAAGTATTTCGACTAGTACTGCTATTTACTAAGTCTAATCTTTTATTTAGTTCTCCGATAGCATTTAGTATTAAACTAGAATCCTGTGATAGAATAACTTTTTCTGGTAGAATCGCTGGCCTTTCAATAGATAATAGTTGCAATAATGGATTTATTTCATTATTATTAGCTTCAAATGTTTCTGTTATACATTTTGCTATCTCAAAAACAGTTTTCTTCACTTCATCAATTCTTAAATTTTCGTTGTATGATAAAGTTCTTATACCAGATATATCAAATGGCATATCAGTTTTTCTATCTTTAATAAGAACGGTTTTTTTGTTAAAAGCTTGTCTAAAACCTAACTCATAAAAAACATTTGGATTTCTTGAACTTAAGTCACATATAGCCATATCACATTCGAGTATCTTTTGTAAGATATCGACCATTATCATATTAGCTTTTGACGTATCATCTGCGCGGATAGGTTCAAAATCCGCTTGTTCACATGCTGGTTTTATTAAGTGTTCATATACTCTATTGAAATGTCCTTTTTCGTATCCTCCGGTGTCACTAATAGGCATAATTACAAAACATCTTTTTTTCCCTTGTGTCATAGCTTCGAATCTATTTTTGATGGGCAAATATAATGGTTTTAGAAAATAAAATCAAAAACATGTAGTTATTTCATCTTACGAACTCATGAGTGTACATCAGAAAATGTTTTCGTGAAATATCTAAACTCATATAAAAGTTTTATTTTATTGTGAGAATACTACTCAAATCACGCAATAAGTGAGTTAAGAAAATCCTCAGTGATCCTGGGGACTTTTTTCTGTCCTTTATATCTTATGTGAAACTGAGATATGAAAGCGCAAAAATGTATAGTCTGTGGCCGGGAAACGGTTTCTGTGATCAAAACTGAAGAAGGGCATATCTGTTATAACTGCTACTCTGATAAAAAGAACCTTCCAAAACAAAAGCAACACCATGATAACGAAGAAGCTCGGATTCAGTCGGAGTTTTTCAGTAAGGTTCCTTTATTTTTTCCGAACTTGCCGGATCGACTTCTTTTTGCAGTCCCGAACGGTGGCAGCCGGCATAAAATAGAAGCGGCTAATATGAAGCGCCAAGGCGTTAAACGAGGTGTAGCTGATGTGATCCTTCAGATACCGAAAAAGGGATATGCTTCTCTTTGTCTAGAGTTCAAGACATCTACAGGTAAACAGTCTGCAGAGCAAAAGGAATACCAACGCCAGGTTGAAATGGCAGGTAGTAAATATGTGATTGTTCGAAGCGTGGAACAGGCTATTCGGGAACTGCAGCAGTATCTGGGTTAATAGATTTCCCCTGTTATATTTTAGAATAAAAGTTATGGCAGAATTGAAGTATGACCCTCGGAATTATCGTATTCATACCGATAAAAATAAACGGCTTATAAAGAAGAGTCTAGAGGATTGTGGTGCCGGCCGTTCTATTCTTTTGGATAAGAATGATGTTATCATTGCAGGGAATGGTGTTTATGAGCAGGCTTTGGAGCTGGGGTTAAAGGTTCGTGTTGTAGAGTCTGACGGAAATGAACTGATTGCTATCAGAAGAACGGATTTGTCTACAGAGGATGAAAAAAGAAAGCTTTTGGCTCTGGCTGATAACCATACATCAGATACTTCTATGTTCGATTTCGTAGCTGTAGTTGAAGATTTTGGTATTGACGAACTTGGTGATTGGGAGTTGGAGCTTCCATTTGATGATATACCGACAGATGTAGACCGTTTCTTTGAGGGAGCAGATAAGGTGGAGAATAAGAGAAAGACTATGATTTGTCCCCATTGTGGAAGGGAGATAGAGTTATGATCTTATACCTTGCCGGTTATAAGTCTTGTGCCAAACGGTGGAATATCGACACGAAAGATATCTATCTTTTAAGTTCTTTTTGGGAGCATAAATCGGGACGTTATGGTAGTTATGTTTGTCAAGAGAAACATATTCTTGATAGCGGTGCGTTTTCTGCCTTTTCGGGAAAAAATGATAGTTTTGGTTGGGATGGCTATGTTAAGAAATATGCAGACTTTGTTCTGAAAAATAATATTCAACGTTTCTTTGAACTGGATATAGATGTTGTTGTCGGATTGGAGAGGGTTGAGTATTATCGTAGATATTTGGAAGATCGCATAGGACGGCAGCCTATTCCTGTTTGGCATGCAAGTCGAGGAAAGGATTATTTTATTCGGATGTGTGAGGATTATCCTTATGTTGCGATTGGTACGACTTCGACAATGGAAGAAGGTCGGCGGATAAGAGAGAATCCTATGATATTAAAGTGGTTTATCGATCAAGCTCATTCTGCCGGTACTCGTATTCATGGGCTTGGATTTACAAATACGACACTTCTTCCTTTTTTGAAGTTTGATAGTGTTGATAGTACGACTTGGTTGTCAGGTTCCAGATTTGGGCAAATTTATTTCTTCAATGGCAAGCAAATGGTATATCGCAATCCGCCAAAAGGAATGCGGGCTAAGAATCATGATTTATCGAATAGACACAATTTTAATGAATGGATAAAATTTCAAAGGTATGCAGAACAATACTTATAACAAAAAGGTCCTTTTGTATTCAGGAGGTATGGATAGTTGGTTGATTGACAAACTCTGGAAACCGGATATAAGGCTTTATATTGATATGAATACCCGTTATTCAAAAGAGGAAATGAAGCGTCTTCCGGATGATACCATTATTGAAAAGTTGGATTTATCAAAATGGGAACGTGAAGATAAGATTATTCCTCTTAGGAATATGTATTTGATTGGTATCGCAACGAATTATGGCGACGAAATCTGTTTGGGAGCGACAGCCGGTGACCGGGTTCTTGATAAATCACCTGTATTTGCCGAATTGTACGAGGAGTTACTCGGATATCTCTATCAGAAACAACATTGGACTGAGAAACGAACGATCAGGATAAATTTGGATTATAAAGCATATACTAAGACAGAGTTGTTGAAGCAATATATAATTCAAGGAGGCAGTATTAGTGAAGCGTTTAGTTCGTCGTTCAGCTGTTATGCTCCCGTTGATGGGCACGAATGTTGGAGCTGTAAACCGTGTTTCCGTAAATTTATTGCTTTTGCATTGAACGGATATCCGTTTTCGGAAGAAGTAATAGAAAGGAATATATCTTATATAAAACGTGAAATACTTCCTTTGATTGAATCAGGCGAGTATGGTCGGAAACGTGAGGAGGAAGAGATAAGACAAGTATTAACTCTTTATCGATAAATTTATGTATATAGTAAGGAAACGTCTTGAAATTTCAGCGTCTCATCATCTGAATCTCTCTTATACGAGTAAGTGTGAGAACTTGCATGGACATAACTGGATTGTAATTGTTTGGTGTAGATCTAAGCAGTTGAATCCAGATGGTATGGTTGTCGACTTTGCCCATATTAAGCAAATGATTCAGGAAAAATTGGATCATAAGAACTTGAATGAGGTATTATCGTTTAATCCGACAGCGGAAAATATTGCGAAATGGATCTGTAATCAGATACCCCAATGTTTTAAAGTGATGGTCCAGGAATCGGAGAATAATATAGCGTGGTATGAAAAAGATAAATGAGATTTTTTACAGTATCCAGGGAGAGGGGTATTTTACCGGTACATCGACTGTTTTTGTTCGCTTCTCTGGATGTAACTTGAGATGCCCGTTCTGTGATACAGAACACAAAGAAGGCAAGATGTTAAGTGATGATGATATTATTGCAGAAATAAGGCGTTATCCGGCTTTACATGTTGTATTGACGGGTGGTGAACCTTGTATGCAGGTTACGTATGATTTGGTTGACAAGATTAAAGCTACCGGTCGATTCGTTCAAATTGAAACAAATGGAACTTTGGTTCCACCTGTAAATATAGACTGGATTACGTGTTCTCCGAAAGAGGGCGGTAAAACAGTCGTGATCAATCCTAATGAATTGAAGGTAGTTTATATCGGACAGGATATGTCGCAATATGATAAATATTCAGCAGGAATATATTATTTGCAGCCTTGTTCCGGTCAGAATACGAAGGAAGTTATTAATTATATTAAAGAGCATCCGAAATGGAAATTAAGTCTACAAATACACAAGATATTGAATGTGCGATAAGAACGATTCTTTCTTTTATAGGTGAAAATCCTTTTCGGGAGGGCTTGAAAGAAACACCGGATCGTATTATAAGGATGTGGAAAGAGATCTTTCGTGGATATGATCTGGCACAGGTGCCTAAAATAACAGTCTTCCCCAATGGAATGGATGGCCTTTCTTGTAATAGTGTTATCGCAGATTCAGGTGGATTCTATTCAATGTGTGAACATCACATGATGCCTTTCTTTGGGAAGTATTGGTTTGCTTATATTCCTAATCCCAAAGGTAAGATATTGGGGATATCGAAAGTTGGTCGTGTTGTTGATTATTGTGCGGCACGATTACAGGTACAAGAGCGATTGGCGAAAGATATCATTGTGATGATCCAAGAAGCGTTAGGTTCGGAATATCCACCTTTGGCAATGGGTATAGTGTTAGAGGGAGAACACTTGTGTAAATCGATGCGTGGTGTAAAGAAAGAAGGCAAAATGCGTTCTTCTTTCTATTTAGATAATGGAAGTTTACCTGAGTTGAAGGTAGAATTGTCCCGATTCGTTAGTTTTGGTTAAGTATGTCAGAGAAGAATGAAGTAAAAAAGAAAAGTAGGGGGCGTAAGTCTGAATATAGAGAAGAATATGCAGAGCAGGCTCTAAAACTTTGTCTGTTAGGTGCAACAGATAAGGAGATTGCTGAATTCTTCTCTGTTTCGGAACAAACGTTGAATAGTTGGAAGAAGAAGTTCCCTCAATTTCTTGAGTCCTTAAAAAAGGGAAAAGCTGTAGCAGATGCAAATGTTGCTTCGAGACTTTATAGCCGTGCGATTGGTTACGATGCCAGAGCGACGAAGTTCGCTACCAACGAGGGGAAGATTACGGACAAGGTGGAATATATCGAACATTACCCTCCGGACACAACTGCCGCCATTTTCTGGCTGAAGAACCGGCAACCTGGCAAGTGGCGGGATAAGAAAGAGGTGGAGAACCAGGTTAAGCTAAGTGATGAATTGGAATCAATGTCAGATGAAGAACTAGCAGCAATTATCCGTGGCGAAAAAGAGTAAGAGAGAAATATTGATCAGGCAGGCAAAGGCGGCGACTATATTGCGCAAACGGGGCTCGGAATGATTTCTGGGCCTATTGTTTATATCATGACCCTAAGTTCTTCGCTAAGCGTTTGTTTTTGAAGAAGGTGGCGGACGCTTTTACGCGGGTGTACGAATCGTATTTGTCGGGTGTGATTCGTCGGCTGGCCGTCTCTATGCCGCCACGTGCCGGGAAGTCCTATATATCATCCTTGTTCATTTCGTGGATGCTTGGCCACTTCCCGGAAGAATCGGTTATGCGTAACTGTTGTTCCGATACGTTGTATAACAAACTGTCCTACGATACCCGTGATATTGTCCGCTCTTCCCGGTTCAAAGAGATATTCCCGGATGTAAAGCTGCGTGGCGATAAACAGAATGTGCATGGCTGGAGCTTGGACGCTGCCCGGCAGGTTAGTTACTTCGGTGCCGGTGTAGGTGGTACGGTGATCGGCTTTGGTGCTTCTATGCTGGCCATGACCGACGACTTGTATAAGAGTTTGGAAGATGCACTATCTGACACCAATAACGAAAAGGTTTGGTCTTGGAAGCAGGGAACACATGATTCCCGTATCGAAGGGAACTGCTGCTCGATCGATATCGGTACACGCTGGTCGGCCACAGACGTTCTTGGCCGTATGGAGGAAATGGGGAAGTATGACGAAATTATTCGTATCTCTGCCCTGGATGAAAACGACGAATCGTTCTGCGAGGATGTTCATACGACGGAATACTACCTGGAACTGCGGGAAGAGACAGAAGATATGATCTGGTGTGCTGAGTATATGCAGGATCCGATCGAAGCGATAGGTTTGTTATTCCCCAAATCAGAGCTCAATCGGTTCAAGTTGGCGGATATCGAAGGTAAGCAACCGGATGGCGTTATCGGTGCCTGTGACGTGGCTGATGAAGGAGACGATAATTTCTCTGCTCCATTCGGTAAAGTATTTGGTGAAAAGATATTCATTACAGATGTTGTATTTACGAAGGATGCTGTTGAGATTACTCAGCCACGCTTGGCACAAACAATACTTGATACTGGTTGTGATCAGATGCGTATTGAATCAAACAATGGTGGTCGTATTTTCTCTATTGCTGTACGAAAGGAAGTTGTAGCAAAGAGAGGGAAATGCTTAATTCAAGCACGGCCAACAACGCAACACAAAGAAACTCGCATCCTGATGAAATCCGGATGGATAAAAAAGCATCTGTATTTTCTTGCTGAAGGAGAATACAAGAAAGGCTCCGATTATGATCAATTTATGAAAGGTCTCACTTCATACAAAAAAGAAGGTGGCAATAAACATGACGATGCACCGGATGGGGTGACAATACTTGCTGAATTTGCCGAATCCTTAGGTATGAAGTTTAAGAAAGAAAAGAAGAAGACTTCCCGAGGGGTAATTGTCAGGTAATTTATTTTGTTGCTTATATATTATTATGCATCTGGATAGTTGTCAGAGTGGTTGAATGTGCTTGTTTGCTAAACAAGTTAGCTTTATGGCTACGGAGGTTCGAATCCTTCACTATCCGCAAAAACTTGAGAGAAAGGGCGATGTGAAAGCAGGTGTTGTTTTAGTCGCGAATGGAATGTATCTGTTTCATAGTTGCAAATATGATAGCATCGCCCGAGGATATAAAGTGAGCAGCACTTTTAACTGCATTGAATAATTTGGTTGTTTTGCCCTGGGGTATGTACTCCGGGGCTTTTTGATGTTACGACTTTTCTCCTTTTATATTTTAAGAGAAAAGTATATGCCAGATATAGCAACCATCTTACAAGAACCTGACTTTAAAAAAGTCGTTGAAATATTGTGTCAGGATACGATTGAAGGCCGGGAACAAGAAGCTTACCTCAAAGAGTATAAAGGTGACCGCACCCGCCGTGAAACATCGGTCGGGAATCGGAAGGATAAAGAAATTGATCTTTATTCAGATACTGAGTTTGAAGAGGACGACGAAGGTAATCAAATCCCTAAAAAGATAGGCACTGACACTGTTCCGGTAGCCAAAATCAATACAAATATACCAAAGAAGATTGTTCGTACAGCAGTTGCATTTTTATTCGGGGGGGATATGAATATCTCATTTACTGAAGATAATGATGGAACTGAGTATTTTCGGGCAGTCGTTGAGAAAAAATTGAAGATGAAAGCCATCTTCAAAGAGTTTGCCCGGACGGTAATGATTGAAACCAAGTCTGCATTACTGTTCTATCCGAAAGCTGTGATAGCGAGTGATGGAAAATCAGCTATTGAGCTCCGGGTTCGTGTATTGAGTCAAAAGAACGGAGAATTTTATCCCCATTTTGATGACTTTGGCGACATGGACGCTTTTACGCGTCGATATAAAGCGATCAATCCGGAAGATAGCAAAGAGCACGACTACGTGTGGATCCAGACAGCCGATCAGAATATAACTTCTATTGATATGGATGGGACATGGGTTACAACCACAGAACCGAACCTATTTGGCAAAATATCCATTGTGTATGCAGAGCAAGATCTGCCGGAATGGGAAGATATTGTTTCTGCAATGGATGCTATTGAACTGCGTATTTCCCGTTTGTTTGACACGAATGATTATTTCTCTGAACCTATATTGAAAAGCTATGGAGCCACAATGCTTCCAAGCAAAAATACGGTTGGTAAACAGATCGAGTTTGAAGTTAAGGTTGATCAAGACTCCGGCAAAGAGTATCATGGTGATGCAGACTATTTGGTATGGCAGCAGTCCGTTGAATCTGTAAAACTGGAATTAGAAACAAATATAAATGAAGTATTCTCCGGAACATCCACTCCTAACTTATCCTTCGAAAATCTAAAGGATGTAGGCAACATTACCGGCATAGGCATGAAGTTTATGTTTATGGATGCCTTTATCAAGGCTATGGAAAAGATGGAAATATTCGAACCTGCAGTTCAGCGTGCAGCTCATATTATCATCGCAGGTATTACAAAGATATGCGATCCGACTATGGTACGTCATTTTGAGGACAATGATGTCGAGATTACTTTTGGTTCTGTTCTCCCGGATGATTTGCGCGAAGAGATGGAAGTCTTATCTATTGCTAATGGAAACAAACCGATCAATAGCCGTAAGACGGTCACTGCACGTTCTCGTTTCACCAAGGATGTAGACGAAGAGATACAACAGATGCAAGCAGAAGATAGAGAAGAGGCATCGAATAATAATCCGCTGGGTAGCACTTTTATGTAAACTATCATGCCTGAGCTATCATTTTATGAGCGACAACATATCCAAAAAATACTGATCCAGCAGGGAGCGATAGGAAATATATTCAATCAGTTCTCTCGTGAGATATCTGGGTATCTACGAAAGTGGACTGAAACTGGCAAGCTGAATGTGTGGGTGCGTAATTCTTCAGTTGAAAAAGGTATTGATCGCTCTTTATTGAATCTGCAGAAAAGTCTTCTTGATAATATTCAGTCTTTTGGTGTTGACGCCTGGCAGCGGGGACAGGTGAAGAATGACGATCTTGTAGAGCGTTATATCAAAGGAATGTCGATCAGCTCTGTTGTAAAAGATGGCATGTTTTACCGAAACAGGGAAGCATTGAAGGCTTTCCAGAACCGCGTAGACAATGGAATCACCCTTTCGGATCGAGTATGGAATATAGTAGATATTACAAAGGATCAGATAGAGTTGTTTCTTGGAAGTGGTTTATCTGTTGGCAGGGCAGCTGGAGAGATCAGTAGTGATGTAAGGCAGCTTCTAAAGAATCCGGAAAAACGCTTTCGGCGTGTGCGCGATAAGAATGGCAAGCTGCAACTATCTACACCCATGAAAGATTATCATCCTGGACAAGGTGTGTATCGAAGTAGTTACATGAATGCTCTTCGTTTGTCGGCTACCAATACAAATATGAATTATCGTAAGGCAGACCATGACCGGTGGCAGAAAATGGACTTTGTTCTTGGCATAGAGGTTAAGCGATCTGCAAATAATCACGGTCCGTGTAAGATTTGTGATGCGATGGTTGGAAAATATCCGAAGGATTATGTATTTGTTGGAAATCATCCTTTTTGTATTTGTTTCTGTGTCCCCATCCTGATGGACCACGATGACTTTGCAGATTATTTATTAGACGATACCATTCCACAGGGTAAGGCTATCACTCATATACCGGCAGGCGCAAAGAATTTTATCAATAATAATTATGAGGCTGTAAAAAATTCTTATACTGTCAAAAACAATAGAAAATACTTTGAGGATAAACCAATACCAGTGAGCAGTGGATTGACTCAGGCATCAAAAGAGCAGGTTAAAAAGCAGCGTACTGAGATAAAAGAATGGGCGAAAAGTAATCTGGTAGGCAAATCATCTTTCGCGAGCAACTTGAGCGGCCCTATAGAGTTCACTATGACCGGAATAAAGGAGGCGCTTAATCAACCTCATAAGGATCAAACGGCGAAGAATGAAGCCTTGAGGCGTATTGACAAGCTAATTAGCGACGGGCAGTATGTAAAGTTCGCTCCGGATGAAAAAGACAATGCTATGGTTGTGGGTTACCATTATATAGAGATTGACATAGCTGGTGGCAAATCTTATGCTGTTATCAGGGAAATGAGAGATGGAAGATCCATGTTCTATTCGATAGTGGAAAAGATAAAAGGGAAGTAAAGAACTTGACAAAGGATGTGCAATCCAATACAGTCTTCTTTAAATCCCTTTTATTACTACAAATATAAATAGTTTTTTTTGATTATGCGGAAATAAAAGAAAAAAATGTTTCCACACTTATATTTTAAACAGAAAACATTAATGGTATGACAATTTTACAATTAATCATTGCTGCATGTGTAGCAGCTGGTGTTCCAGAAAAATTTGCGGAGCGTATTCAGAAAACATTCAAGATCGAGAAAGAGGAAAGTATCGAAGGATGTGTGGCATTATTCAAGGAAAATATTCTGCCTGCCATTTCGGAAGCAGAGCAAGCAGCGCAAGCGGATGCTAAGGCTGCGGCAATTGTTGAATATGAGAAAAATCATGGTTTGAAGGACGGTAAACCTATCCAGAATCCTACACCTCCTAACCCCGCTATTCCTGATCTGTCTAAGCTTTCCCCTGAATTGCAGGCATATTTTAGCACTCAGCAAAAACAGATTGGAGATTTGACCGATCTAGTCAAAGGGTTAGCGATCAGTCAGCAGAAAAATCAAAAAACGGAGCTGGTAAGGGCAAAGATGAAGGGGAAGATTGATGATGATTTTATTGATGACTATATCGGTCGTGTGAATCTCGATGCAGAGAATTTAGATGCAGAAGTGGAAGCGCAGGTTAAATCGTATGGCGATATGGCGAAGAAATTCATCACTAAAGCTGTAGCTGAAGGTAACTATATTCCAGCCGCTGGTGGTGTATCTGACAGTGAATTTGATAGCTTTTTGAGTTCCGGCAATGAAGATGCTCCGGCGTTCAAGGGTAGAGAATTATAAATCTTTAATATTTTTAAGTATGAATAATTACAGCACGAAGAAAGAGTATCAGTACATGCCCTTTATCATAAGGGAGCTGGAAGATAAAGCCGGTGGTGGTTCAATCGCAATGGCTGATTTGGATAAATCGGTTTCAGACAGCGTTGCTCCGGGATTCTTTGTTGGTCGGGACACGAAAGGTCTGTATCATTTGTTAGTTGCAGCTGTTCTGTTTGCCAATGCCGCAGCCGATGCTACATCTTACCAAGTGAAAAAGAATTCTCAATTTAAGGTTGGTCAATTTGTAACCAGTGGCGATGTCGTAGGGGTAAAGGCTTATGCAATTACTGCGATTGACAGAAGTAATCCTCAGTACGATGTGATCACTGTTGGAACATCTTTAGGTAAAGCCTTATCGGAAGGAAAGACACTGCACCAGGTAAAAGCGGAAGATGCTGCCGGTGGTAAAAGTGAATTGCTGTATGCTCCTTACGGGGTAGCTAAAAATGAGATCGATCTGACTAAGAGCCATGCTGAAACAGGCATTTCGCTCCGTGGTTCTTATAATGTGGCAAATATGGCTTACGGTGCACCGAAGGTATTCCGTGATGCGTTGCCGATGATGCGATTTGAAGATTAATATTTAATACGAAAAGTATATGGAAAGAAGTTTATTGAAAGAACTTACGGATAAGCGCCTGAAGGCTTATCTGAAGAAAAAAGAAGGTGTTCCTCGTTATTGGCCGACCTTGTTTCCGTTGGATTACAGCGATGAGCTTACATGGGAAGCCTTGGCTGCTGAATCAGGGAACACGATTGTAGCAGATGTTATCTCTTATGATTCTGCTGCTCCGGAAAAAGGTCGTAAGGTGATTGGAAAGGCTAGTGGAGAAATTGCGAAGATGGCTGTTAAACGCACTATGCGTGAAAAAGATTTTCTGACCTACAAACGTCTGAGCAAGGGAGTTCAAGGGGATGCAGAGAAGCAGAAGATCCTTCATCTTGTGTTTGGTGATGTTGATTTTGTTGTGGATGCCATCGATGGCCGATGTGAACATCTAGCTTTGCAGGCAGCCTCTACTGGACGTATTTCGTTGAATGCGGAGAACAACAACGGTATTGTAACCGAGACGGATGTAGACCTGGGTATTCCAAAAGAAAATAAATTGTGCGTAAGCAAATTGTTGACGAATGAAGACTTTGATATTTTCGCTGAAGCCAAAAGGGTTAAGGCTGCATCAAAAAAGACAGGTAAGGTGAAATATATGTTCATGGACGAAGCCACATTCGACGCGATTGCTGAAACAAAGAAAGTGAAGGAGGCTTACGGCTATTTGTTGACCAGCACTCACGGAACCTATGAAGGCGATCTATTCCTGGAAGACTTGAACAAGCTGCTTACAAAGAAAAGGTTACCGACTATTATCCTGATTGAAGATTCCGACCTGTCATTTGAGGACGAGGATCATGTTCGCACAGAATTGGAAGGTTGGAAACCCGGTTACATCACATTTGCTATTGACAAGAAGTTCGGCCGTATGCAGCACGGTCCAATTGCCGAGGAAGATGCAGAATCTGTAAAGAAATACGCAATTCAGGCCAAGAAAGGTCATGTGCTTGTTACAAAATGGTCAGATGTTGATCCGGTCTGTGAAAAGACAAAAGGTGAAGCCCACTGTTTTACGGTAATTGATAACCCTGGTACGTTCTACATCTTGAACACAAACAGCACAAGCAAATTTATTTAAGATGGCAACTGTCCGGGATACCATATTAGCTTTTCCTGCATTGGATGAATGCGAGGAATATCTTGAAAAGGTTGTACTTCCTAACCGCTCCTTGGATGGGGCGGTGGAGTACACACCTTCTAAAGATATGAAATCTGTTAATTTAGCCGCTGCAGACATGTATGCTATGATTGGCAATAATCCAGACTTTACCGAAAACAAACTGTCTGTTACCTGGAGCAGCGTTGACTTTCTAAAGACGGCAGCCAGGTTGTACCGGCAGAATGGGGAGCCGGAGAAAGCCGAAGAATTGCAGCCGAAGAAAAGGCCGATTCGTTTAACCGGAAGAGCGAAGTATACATCATGAAGCGATATTCACATATAGCGATTGTAACGATTCCTACCGGTTCCCTAGTAAAAGGGGAATGGATGGCTGGCGAGCCTATGGAAATAGAGCTTAAAGGACAGTATTACCCTTCGAGAGATAGCGGTGGTGGCGTCAAGAAGAATATCGACGGAGAAGAACGTCCTGTGCATGGTGAGTTTTCGACAAAGGAGCGCCCGGTACCGAATGCAAATCATATCCGGATCGATAGTATCGGGTTAGATGTCGACATCATCTGTTGGGAACCGTTCCAGTCTCATTCTGTAATCTACGTGTAGCTATGGCAAAGAAAGGCGGATTAACACCTCTATGGTCTGATAAAGAAGTCGAACGTTGGTTCAATTATCATATTGATCGGGCAGAAGAGAAGATGTATATATTGATGCAACGAGCCGGTGAGGAGTTTGTCAAGATTGCCCGCGAAAAGGGTAAGTATAATGATCATACAGGTAATCTTCGCTCTTCCGTAGGCTATGTGATTGTAGCGAATGGTAAAGTTTTATCTGAAAACTTCGAATTGTCAGATAAAGGGACAGACAAAGTAACCGGTAAACAGAGAGCTAAGCGCCTAACAGGCGAATTGGCCACGCTTTATAACAAAGGCTTTGTCCTGATCGGTGTTGCAGGTATGAAATATGCTGTTATCGTTGAAGCGATGGAAAATAAGGACGTGATCTCTTCGGCTGCCGATCATGCGGAAGACTGGATCAGAAAACAAAGTAAAACCCTGTTTGATAAATTAGCGGAAAAAGGATATTGATATGGCGGATCAGTTTGATATAGTTGATATTGTTTTTGATGCGGTTGAACCGGCCAGTACCGGCTTTATCCTGTATAAGGATCGATCTGCTGATGGTGAGACAAAGAATCATATCACAGTTCGGATGCTTCCGCTGAATGAAACAGAGGTCGTAAATAAAGGCACGGTCAATATCAACGTATTTGTGAAGAATCAATCGAATGGCATGCCTGATCGACAACTAATGAAAGGAACGGTACGAAACATAAAGTCTGCGCTACGAAACATCAAACATCCTTTCGGCATGTATTGGAAATCCCGGATCGTCTGGTCTGAATCTCTTGGCGAAGCAAAAGAAGGCTTCGATTGTACGAATATAAGATTTGAAGTAATTACGGAAATTGATTAATAATATGGAAAGAAGTTTAGCATTAGATATTGACTATCTAGGAGTTGCAGAACCAGGTGATGGTGTAGCAGGAACAGAGTATACTCAGTATCCCGAAATTGATACTGTGACTTTCAACTTCTCAGAACCTAAAGAAATTAGCTTTACGGCTATGGGGAGAGAAGACCCGTGGGCGGTCGTGTCAAAGAAGGGGGATCCTTCAAGTATCGAATATACCATTCCTTCTCCTACTGCAGAAGAGCTTAAGGCTCATTGTGGGGGAACGGTAACTGGAGATAAATGGGAAGCACCTGTTTCAACACCTACAATTATAAAGACGATTAAATTACAGAGTTCTCCGTATAATGGTAAGTATACAGAGTATGTATTCGTCAAGGCTTCTATTGCTGGTCGTTTGAGTCAGGCTCCAGGAAAAGAAGAGACTGATTTACTGCTGGTGAAAGCTACCATTATGACCCCTGTTTCTGCTGCTGGTGTTCGATCTGCGCCTTACTGCCGTGAAGTAAAACCAGTTACGGCTCCGGTTCCTCCATCAGAGAGCTGAATGGCTAAAGCAGTAGTCAAACGTAAATCAAGAAAAGCTCGGGGATAACCTCGGGCTTTTATATTTTAAAGGAAAACATGAGTGTAAAACAAGTACTTCAGATTGAAAGTAATGTGGTAACGGATCAGCCGGTTAAGATTCCCTTTGAGTTCACCCGGTTAGATCTGCTACCGGAAGGGAAAAAGCTAGGGGATAGCATAGTTATTACTCCGCTTACGGTTCGTACCTGGTTCCGGATAAAACCGCTTTTACTGCATATTGATAAGCAAGATCGGGAAATACTGACGGCCAATAAGGATACAGGCTTTAACAATGAGATCGCCGACTTGATGGCAAAGTACGATGAGATAATCTTTGAGATCGTCTGTCTCGGCATTCACAACAAAAAAGGAAATATGCCGGCTTGGTTCCGGGAGGTTTTAAAGGATAATTGTACTTGGGAGGACATCTATATCCTTCTCAATGCGATCCTGTTCCGGATCGGTTGCAACCCTTTTTCTCGTACTATCACAGCGCTGGAAGCTGTAAGCCCGCTAGACGAAGAGGAGTTAATAGCCCTTCAAAAGAACAACGAGACCTGGAAGAACCGGAGCCGCAAAGTAGCTTCATGCTCCTAGTTTCCTGCAATGAGGCATTTGGCTATACACATGATCAAACACTCGATAGTAGTATGGTTCTTATCTTGGCAATGCTTCGCGAACATGGATACATAGTCAATGAACGAAATAAAACTTTATACAAAGACGATGAGAGTGAAGATGATGATTCCGGAGAATGGGTTGAAGTAACAGACTTTGATACCGGTCAGAAGAAAAGGGTCCGGAAAATGAAATCAATTTAGTATATATTAGGATAGAGTAGTGATATGTTTTGTCATAGTGATGAATTTTGGCAAAAAAGCCCGGCAGACTGTGAAGTTGGCCGGGCTTTTGTATTAGATATTGTCTAGGATGAAATCTGCTGGGATTCCGAAACAATCACGTAAGCGTTTTGCGATGTTCAGGTTAAGCGCACGTTTACCGTTCAATAATTCGCTTACCCTGGACTCTGATATACCGAGCATTTTTGCGGCTTCTTTTTGTTTGATCTTTTTATCTACCATCTGCTTTTTTATCTCGTCTGTTATCAGTGAGGAGACTTTACCGGGCAGTGGATGATAAGCGGCCTCCCATTCATGGATCGCATCGGTGAGACGGATAAATTCGTCTTTGTCCGACTGTGATAAAAGTTCCATATCGCCAAGCTTAGTCCCTTTCGTGATAATCACCTCCATCGCTTCTTTATGTTCTCTATACTGAGCATCGTTTTTGATAATCATACGCCCTCCTTATTAAATAGTTTTTACATCAATTTTATCATATTCCGGATGAGTTCCGATAAAGCGGATAACCATGCGGCCTGCGAAAAACGTAACAACAGCTACAATCCGATAATTATTACCTTTGATGTTAAATACATATCGGCTGTTACCTACATAATCGGCAGAAAGAAAATCATTTTTCAAGTCAGAGTGACTTTTCCAATCAGCAGCCTCACATATTTGTATCCATTTCTGGATTGCCTTGTCTGCATCAGCATGCTTGCGGATGAACTTTTCTAGCTTTTCTGAATCAATGATTTTCATATTTCTGTTGTTTGTTTCTCTTTGATGCAAAGATATAATATAATTCCCAAATGTGGAAGTTTTTGTGTGGATATTTTATTCCAAATATAATGTTCTTGTAGCTTCGATCCTTGATACCAGTCTTCCTGAAGTTCCACCTCTCCATTGCCCTTTGTCGAATTCTTCTTTAAGGAAAGAAGAAAAACAGTCCAATATGGCCAGGAAATACTCTTTCGGATAATGGTTCGGATTATGAGTATTATTGAAAAGTTCGTTGACCGGATTCTTTTGTGATTGTTCATCCTGCATCTTTTTCTCAAGCTTGCTCATATATGAGATAAGCTGGTCACTGATATATGTAAACTGACGTTTCAATTCTACAACTGAGTTTGTTTCATTTTTTCGCAATGTTTCCTCCATAGCATTGAACGCATTGATATAGTACTCCTTGAACTTGGCTGCTACTTTACCAGTGAAACCCATAACGAGGAAGGTGAAGCCGTCGCGGGTGATGTAGTACATGGGTAATTTGCTGTAACGTTCCCATTTTTACGAGAATACTCAGAGGGCGCAAAATTGCGCTCTCTGAAAATATCACTGCAATCTAGTAAGTTAATTGCCCGAAGAACATCTTTATGATGTTTACCAAAATACTCTGCAACCATGAGTGAAGTTGTCACCGGTTGCCCTTCTCGAACTTGTACCAATTCTGAAAATTGTAGATTTTGCTGTTGGGTAGGAGTGGAGGCTTTCATTGTTGGCCTCCTTTCTGTTCTCTAAGTTTTTCATTCAATTTCTGATTTTCATTGAAGAGTTGGTTCATGAGATGCCTTTGATAGGATAGCATACCTTCGGTTCTACCTATCTCTCGGCCGGTATTGAATGCGGCTTGCAGTTCTGGAGTGGAGTACTTACCCATTTCGGAGGGTTGAGCCGTTCTTTTGCCGTTACTATTATTTGCGGCATTGGAATCGTTGGAATTGATAAGCATAATCAAATTCAATAAAAAAGGTATTCGTGCCTTTCCTGCTGCTTATCACATTCCAACGGATGCTGTGGTTCCATTACAGTTCCACACAGGGGTACACGAATACCTAGTATCGTTATACAATAATGTACGGGCATAAAAAATGCTCGGCATTGTCATGCGAGCGAATCTTTCCCGCATCCGTTAGTTAAATATGATAAGCGATGCAAATTTGGGTACTTATTTTTGATTATGCAAATTTTTATTCATTATTTTGCAAATGCAGCCGTGGATGGATTCGACTTTCTTGCCGGAGGTTGCTATCATCAAGATAAAAAGAAAGAGAGGTTAGAAATCTCCGAGAGGGAGATTTACTCTCCGTCATCAAGATAGGCTAGTTATAAACTAATCCTATTAAAAGTAATGGAATTAATTATTTTATTTTTAGTAACAGTCGCTGCAGAAGTGACTGCCCATTGCATCAACAAGATGATAGATAATTATTTTGGAGATAGATAAAAACTGAAAAGTTTTTTAGAGGGTGTGTCAAAACCCTCTTTTTAACAAAATTACCCTTGCTACAGATATCTGTGACAGGGGTGATTTTCATATTTTTGGTGTTTTGACACATCCCCTTTTTAGAACTAGATTAATTTTTATCTTGTTTGTTTGCTATCTTACCAATATTAACGGATATGCCAACTATAACTTTTAATACAGCCCATGCTGTCAAAGAAGACAATCCAATTGTGATGGCTTGAATAATAATGGGCCAGTTGTAGTCACCTCCATGACTATTCCCAAATGAGGATTCATAAGTGCATTTGAATAATAGCAATAACAAAGCAACTCCGATACCAATAACAAGAACAACATCTGCTATGGTGTCTAGTGTTTTTTCTTCTTTTGTAAAATCTACTTTCCTTTTTCCTTCTTCAGCTTGATTTTCCATATTATTTGATTTTTGGATTATGACGTAAAAATATGAATAAAATCTCTGTTTGTATATTTTATCATAAATAAGTTTTATGGGTATAGTAAACAGGGAGGGAGCCCTTTATATGGCTACGGGTGTCGATACTACCGGGTTGTACTCCGATAGCCGGGAGGTTATAGGGATAATTAAGGCGATGGCCGGACAGATAACATCGTTCGATGTCTTTTCTGGCATAGGGATCAGTGCGGCAACGGCGTTCGCTAGTGCCGCTAAGAGCTCTTATGACTTCGAAAAAGAGTTCCGGAAGAACATGCTGGAAGTGGCGACCATTTCCACGCAGGTGACGGATGATATGACCGGTTTTATGAATCAGATCATGTCTATAACCCAAGAGATCCCGATCAAGGCTCCGGATGTAGCTAAGGCCTTGTATGGTATTGTTTCTGCTGGCCACGATGGAGCGGATGGAATGAAGGTTCTTGAAGTATCAGCCAAGTCTGCTATTGGGGGTATGACAGATACGGCGACTGCGGCCGATGCTATTACTACGCTTTTGAATGCCTACAAAATGGGCGCTGATGAAGCCGAAAAAGTTTCAGACCAACTTTTCACTACTGCTAAACTTGGTAAGACTACATTCGGAGAACTTGGACAATCTATTGCTCAGGTTGCACCAATCGCGGCAGCCTATGGGGTTGAAATGGACCAGGTGCTGGCGGCAGTTGCTACCTTGACCAAATCCGGAACTCCGACAGCACAGGCTATGACACAGATACGGGCTTCGATAATAGGAGCTTCTAAAGTATTAGGAGATGGTGCTTTTAATACTCGTACATTCCAAGAAGGACTAGCGGAGATTGCGGCTAGAGCTGGCGGTTCAGAGTCTAAACTGCGTGAACTTATTCCGGAGGTTGAAGCGGTAAACGGGGTTCTTGGTTTAACTGGGATCAAGGCTCAGGACGCAGCGGAACATCTTAAGGCTATGAATGAATCGGCAGGATCAACAGAAGCTGCATTTAAGCTTATGATGAATGATGTTGATAAGCAAATGACGCTTTTATCGAATAATATTCAGACTACATTGCGCCCGATGGGGGAAACTATTTTGAAAAATGTATCGGAAGCAGCTAAGACCATTAACCACGGATTTGAGACTGGTGACGTTCAAAATAGTATGGAAAATCTTAAGAAATTGCTTATAGGAGTAGCCGGTGCATACGTGACATATAAGTCTTCTGTCATTGGAGCTTCTGCAGCCGAGGCATTCCATTCGGCAAAGGTTTCTATATCTAATAATTTGAAGACGATTCAAAACACTATAACGGGAGAATCTATCATTGCCAAAGAAAAGGAACGGTTATATCAGGAGGCCTATAATGCTTCTTTGGAAAAGACTATCACTGAAGAACAGCGGGCAAAATTATCTAAAATGAATTTGAAGGCCGGTTCTGAAGAGTATATAAAGGCTTTGGCTGATCAAGCAATGCAGGAGAAGAAAAACGCTGATAACCTTGTTGAATCTCTTACAAAACAGGTAGAAGCGAATAAAGTAAAACTAGCCTCTGCTAAAGAGAAGTTGGATATATCCAAAAAATCAGTCGAAGCCGCGAAGGCTGAGTTTGATGCAGCGTTTGAAGCTAACGATTTGGCTGCATTGGAAGTTGCTCAAACCAAATTAAATGCAGCTGCTAAGCGTGAGGAAGCTGCAGCAACAAATGTGAGTGTGTCTGCAAAGAAATTGAAATCGGCAGAATCAAAATTGCTCACAGCTTCAATTAATGCAGAGAATGCTGCAACACGAATAAATACGGCTACAACCGTGGCTAATACAGCCGCAACCAACGTTGCTACAGGTGCTAAAAATAGATTAAAAGTTGCTACCGTTGCGTTGTGGAGAGCAATGAAAGCTAACCCATTAGGAGCTATTTTGACTATGATCAGTTTAGCCACAACAGCTTATATGTTGTTTGCTGATAAAATTAATGCAGCTGAGACAGCTCAAAGCCGATTGAATAAATTACAAAAGGCTACAGCTGATAATATGGCTAATGAGCAAGCCGAATTGAGATTACTCCTTTCTGTTGCAAAAAATGAATTGATTAGTAAAGAAGATCGTGAGAAAGCGATCAAAAAGCTGAATGATATATCTCCTGAATATCTAGGTAATTTATCGTTAGAAAATTTGAAGACTCAAGAGGCTATGAATTCGATAGATGCATATACAAAATCTATTGAGAAAAATGCAAAGATGAAGGCTGCTCAAGATATGGTCGTTGATAAGCAAAAGAGAATTAATGAACTCAATATGGAGATAGCCGCAGAGCAACGTTGGTATGATAAATCTAAGTCCGGAACCGATACAAAGCGAATTCATGGAGATAAGTTGTTTAGATTGATTGATGAGAAAAAGACTTTGCAAGGGGATATTGACCAAATTCTATCGTTCGCTCAAGACCAAGCGGAGAAGAAGCCGGTATCGATACCCGTTAATGTTCAACTGGAAGCAGAGCAGGCGAATTTATCCGCTTTAATGGATAAAAAGGAAGAAATTGAAGCGAAGATAAAGGGCAATCAAGATAAGGGACTTTGGGTAAATGCTTTTGATATTACTCAACTAAATGTAGTAAATGATGAGTTGAAAAAAACAAATGATCATCTTATTTCATTAAATAAAGAGGCGTCTAAAAAGACAGAGGATGAAGGCGAAACTGTTCTCCAGCGAAAAATTGATTTAACAAATGAACTAGCTAAAGCAGAAGCAGAACTAAAGAAGCTCCGTGCTCCGGACTCTAAGGCCACGCAAAACGAGATAAATGCGGCACAGACCAACATTGAAACAATTAAGGGAAAGCTAAAGGCCTTGACGGGAATCACAGAAAAGGAAGGAGGCAAATTGAAACAAGCTCAAGTGGACCTTGCTCGCTCTATCCTCGACAATGAGTTAAAACTACAGGCCGATCGTATTACCATAATGAAAGACGGTAAGGACAAACGAGTGCTGTTAGCCGATCAGGAATATAAAGAAACCATTGCCGCTATCCAGAAAGAGAAGGAGGAGTATCAGAAAAAAGTTAAAGAATCAAGAGGCAAAGAAAATCCTGCTGTCCTTTCTACTTTTACCGATCGTGAAAACTCTGCTAAGGATAAGCGAAACAACGATGTTGCCAATATCGCAAAGGAGTATTCCGATCAGTTGAAATCAATACAGAACGATGTTGACTCTCATTTCCGGAGCCAACTGGATAATCGTTTGATTGAGATCGATAGTTACTACAAAGAGCAGATCAAAATAGCCAAGGAAGCCGGCGAAGAAGAGGAAGGGGACTTTATCCGGATGCTCGTTAGAAAGCAACAGGCGGAAAGGGAATACACCCGGAAAGAATCAGCTTTGTCTACTGTCGATTTCAAGGAGCAGGTAGACCTCGGCCATCTTGAAAACAAGTCCAATGACACTTACTTTGTCGAAGAGACCGAACGACAGAAAACAGAAATTGTACGTAAATACGCCCTGGAACGTATAACCATCCTCGACAGTATGGGGGATGAGCAGTCCAAGAAAGACGCTGAACTTTTAAGGATCGCTGTCGAAGGATATGATAAGGCCCTGTCAAAACCAAGTAAGAAATCCATCAATAACCTGATTGATGAAAAAGCCATAAAGGCATTGCAGAAGCGCTTTATGGATCTGGGTATGTCCGAGGAAGAAGCGAAAGAAAAGGCGATCGAGTATGCAGAAGGCTTTAAGGGCAAGATGCAGATGGTGGCCGATGTAGCCGATAGCCTGAAAACGGCTTTTGGAGGCATCTCCGATGAATTGGATATGGCCTTGGATGCTGTTAGCAATATCGCTCAGGGATTTGCCGAGGGAGGACTAATCGGAGGTATCTCTGCGGCAGCCGGCCAACTAGTCAGTGTTGTCAGCAATCTGTTTACTGCGAAGAAGGAAATTGATAAATCCATGGTGGAAGGGTATGAAACCTATATGGATGCTATCAATGACCTTATCGATACCCAGGTTGCCCTCCTTGATAAATTGGGAGGCATGGCGTTTGGTCAAAATATCATTGACACAACAAAGGACATAGCTAAATCCATTGCGGCCAGCCGTACATTGTTCAATGAAGCGATGAGAGCCGGCTCCGGTATGTTCTCCCACAGCGACGGTTACAAGGCCAACAAGATGCTGAAAGGGTATGTCAACGAACTTCGCGAAGTAGGCATCTATACGACCGATTTAAGCCGGATGACTAATGAACAGCTGGCCTCGTTGAAGAAATTGCCGGAGGTTTATGCCCGTCTTCCGGAAGGACTGCGTAAGTATATTGATGCTATCGCTGAAGGTATTGATAAAACGGAAGAATTTAAAGATCAGATTCAGGATACTGTTCTTGGTCTGGATTTCACAAGCATAACAGATATGATTGTAAATTCCGTTACCGATCCATCAATAGATAATGCTCTGGAAGAGCTTGAAGTCAATATCGATAAAACGATTGCCAGTATAGCCCAGAACATGCTTCGTCGTAATATGTTACTCGGCCCATTAGAGAAGATGACCAATGACCTATATAAGTCGATGGAGAAGAAGGATAAGGATGGCAATACTTATTACAAATTGACAGCTGAATCGGCTAAGAGTTTCAAGGATAATGTATTGGGATTGGGTAAACAATTTCAGGATGCATGGAAGGAGTTGGAAGAGGCTTTTAGTTCCAGCGGCATTGATCTGATGCCTAAAGATCAGGAGGCGACGGAAGATGTATCGGATAACTCCCTGAAAGGGGCTTACGCAAAAGCAAACCAGGAATCGATAGATCTTTTGGCCGGACAAACGGGTGCCCAACGTGTTGCAATAGAATCTATCCGTGAGCAGATGCAATTTATCCGTGACCTACAGGTACAAGGCTGGAAAGATGTGACAGCCATTAAGGAATTAGTTGGCAAGCTAAAAGAAGTATCCGATAAGATATATGATGCGGTAGATGAGATAAAAGGGCATACAGGTGAACTGTCTGAATACTCTGAGAGGACGGTTAATGCCGTGGAAGGAACGTTGAACGTAAAAGTGAAAATGTGATGACAATCGACAGAAAAAACATAAATGAATGGGGTTGTACATTGTTGGAAGGCTCTTTCGACGACCTGTTGAAATATCCGAAGCGTAAAGCTGTGACTACTCGGGACTGGGCTGAATCGAATGGCATTGTCCCGGACCTGTCGGAGGTGGAGTTCGAAGCCAGGACAATCAAGTTGTCTTTTTTCATGGAGGCCTATGGAGAGTTGGAGTTCTGGCGCCGGTATAACAAGCTGACGTCTGACTTGTCTGCTACCGGATACCGGGAGATGAACCTGATTGAAGGTATGACAAACCGGCTTCGACTGAACGCAGGGGTTAAATACGAGTTACCGGTATTTCTGAATGCGAATAGGAATTGCTCAGTTCTTGACCTAAATTTTATAGAGGATAATTTTACTAGAGTCTCAGCGTATCCTTCCGGTGGGATAAGCTTGCGCGGACAGTTTGCGATAAACGGCTATGACTTCGGTGAGTTCGGCATCGGGTGCGATGACGGCCTGGAAGACATACTGAAGACTCCGGCCTTGAAAGATCCTTTTACCGATGGCCGTAACATCGACCTTACAACGATCCGGACCCAACACAAGACGATCAAGTTATCGCTTTGGATGATGGCAAAAAGCGTAGGAGAGTTCCTGAACAACTATCATGCCTTTTTTACCCAACTTTCGGGTACCGGAACACAGAGCTTATATATTAATACACTAGGTGCTACAACACAGGTCTATTACTCAGACTGTCCGTCTTATACGGTTGAGATATGGCAGGAAACGGACATCATGGTCCGGTTTACAATCTCTCTCGTGATCCCGGTAGTAACCTGGGTTGACACCGGTGGCGTGACAAGGTACAGAGTATTACAGGATAAAGAACTCGGTCTATTGGCTGATGAACAAGGTAGAATTATAGTATTTAATTGATATGGCGACAGGTGAATTTGATATAATTTATGCGAATGCGTTACCGGCTGCGACGAACGTGACCGACAATGATATGATCCTTATCATTCAAGCTGGAAGACCGAAACGTGCTTTGCCTTCCACAATGAAGGGGCGACCAGGTGATCCTGGGTTAAGTGTTTACTTGGGTGTGGATGCTACATCTATTCTTTGGAAGCAGGGGCCATCCGGTACTTGGCAAAATCTTATTTCCTTAGAAAAAATCCGTGGTCCGAAGGGAGAGAAACCTTTGTTCCGGAAAGTCGAAGGTACTCTTCAACTGAAGTATGAAAATGAACCAGACTCTGCCTATAAGAGCATTTTTGATCGGGAAGAATTGAAAATGAAGTTTTCAGATCTTACTGCGGAAGAACGCGACTTGCTAAGACTGCATTATTCTGATCTGACCGGGGTGGAAAAGGCCGAACTTCAGAAACCCGCCACCGATGCCGCCAAAATCATCACCGATAAGATGGCTCAGATCGAGCAAACCGCTGATCGGAAGATTGCTGACTTGATAACCTTTGAAGGCACAGCCAAAGAACAGGAGGCAGATCGTGTAGATGCCGAAAAGAAACGAAAAGCCGAGGAAGGAATACGGAAAACCGACGAAGCAGCC